AACATTCTTTTGGTTATTAATTATTCCTGCTACATTCAATGCGAGGTTGAATACACTTATTCCGGATATCATTTCGTTAGGTCTAATTTGTGGTAGTGCCATGTTTTATTCTTCCTCCATAAAGTTTTGGTATGCTAAAGTAGTCAATAGTATCTGCATCTGTAGAAGCGATCTTTTATTTGCATCCATGACTGCATTTCCTGCTTTGTTTGCGAGTTCTGAAGTATCAACACCATTCAATGTTACATTGTTTTCGTTGTTAAGGTTTATGTTACTGTTTTTGTTCATCATATTGTTTACGATGCCTGTATTGAGTGCAGCGGTTGATAGTTGCATTGATTCAAACCATTTCTGCATTGCTTGTTTGTAACTAATGTCTGTTTGTCCGGGAGCTTTACCACCTATCATATTCCAATATCTTTGTGGGTTGACTAATTGCCATATTCCGTCTAATGCCACATCTTTTGCTTTTTTTCCACCACCTTTTGAAAAGTATTTTTTTGGATCTTTTAAGAATTCAGTAAGTTCTTTTACAGTATCAATTAACGGTTCTAATGTTAGACCGCCAATGACTGCTGCTAATCTGGCTAATTGTTTGTTAAATTCAACCATTAATTCTTTGGCTTTTTCGGCTCTTTGTATATCTTCGTTAGTGTAAACTATAGTTGCTCTATCTAACTGTGATTGCAAATTTCCGCTCATTAATAATCTTTGCATTGATTCGTCTGTTACTCCGGCCGAGTTAAGTATATCGAGTTGTTTTTGTCTGTCTAATCCTTGTATTTTGTTTGCAATATCTTTAAGGAATTCTTCAGCATTGGTGGTTGTAGGTGTAATTCCGTATCTTGTCATTAATGTTTCGAAAGCACTATAATCGCCAAAGTTTTTAGCAGAATACAGTTTGCTGTTGAGCGAACCCATCTGTGCGGCTACTGAGGCCTCATTTCCGCCGTATTTTGCAGCTGCATATCCCCACCTTTGAATAGTATCAGTAGAAACATTAGCTGTTGTTGATATATTTCTTAAGTTGTTACCTTGTTCTATAAAGTTTAGGCCTAACCCAATTCCTTTCCGGACAAGTTTGTAGATAGCATATACACCAATTAGTCGTTTAGTGTATGTCCACAGTTCGTTGTTTCGCTTTTTCATCGCCTGTGTATTTTTGTTGATAGATTTAGTGTTTAGGTCTTGAGCTTTTGTATCTTTATGAATCAAACTTTCTAAGTTTCTGGTCTTTTCCGATATCTGCTGGATATCGTTTAATACCATTTTAGATCCTTTGGTTTCGAATTGTAGTACAAAAGTTTCTAATGTCGACATTATTTTTTCCTTTTTCTTTCAAATTCTTTTTGTATGTCTTTAGAAGTTTGATATTCGTTGTATTTCGGAACAATTATCGATTCGCACATTAGGTATAAATCTTCCAAAGTATATATTGTCTTTAATTCATTCAGAGTTGCTATTTTTTCTGCAACCACTTGGCCGATAAGGTTGTTAATATTTCGGTAACTTTCGCAGTGGCAAGAGCTTCCAACCTTTTCAAGAAACTTAAGCTCCTGCCATCTCGAAAAAAACTTGTATTGTAATCTATCATCTGAGCCAATAACAAACTTATGGTTTCGAAACTTGGACAATGATTATCTATCAATGCCTTTGTTGTTAGTCGTATTGTTTGTCCGTCTTTTTCTATTGCGACATAGCTCAACACTTCGAGTGTAAATTTTTCTATTTTCTCTCTGTTTCCGCTATTGATATTCAATACTAATGCCGGTAGATCTTGCACCATTAAACCCATTGCTGCAAAGGCCGGTATTTTGCTGATAACATAGGTATTTTTTATGTTAGCAACTTGATCTTCTATCTCTACTTTTTTTGGTTCTAACAAAGGTTTTTGAAGGTCTGTCATTTCCATAGTTTCTACTCCCTGTTTCTTTTATTGGTTATACTACTTTACCGAATGTAAATTTATAATTCTTACTTCTTATTTTTCCGTCATTTACCATAGAGTTGGCTACTGATCCGGACACAATTGTTCCTTCCGAGAAGGTTTTGATTGTTCCGTCTGCATATGCGATTACCATAGTAATGTTATCATGTAAGGATACTTTGTTTTTCTCCACTTTGTTGGTGGCTGTTAGTATCATAAGGTTTTTGTCTGCTTCCGAGTTTGGTATCACATTCATGTCTACATTGACCATTACAGCTCTGTGCCAACTGATGACATCGCCGTTAACACCTATTTCGCTTTGTGCTACTTGGACATCTTCTATTGTTAGTGGATCTGCATCTGTAGCCCATTCTGTGATTGTAAATCCTGCCGGAAATGTAGGATTTGCGATTATTGATACTTTGCTACCTGCTACACTTATATCCATTTATTTCCTCCTATATTAGTATGTTCTGCCCTTCAACTTTCTTGATGCTGTCGCCTTTACTGTAGAGCAAGGTATAGTTGAATTGGTATGTTTCTTGGTTGTTTATTGTTACTTTAGTTATAGAGGTTATCAGGTAGTACCCTAATTGGTATATCTGCCTCCAGGCATTCTCATCTGCGGTAACATTGTAGATATAAACTTTATCTGCTTCGCTTATTTCTTTTTCGGTTGTGATTGTTCCGTTAAGTTTTGCTCTTTCGATAATGTCTACTACTAACCCTTGTCCGATAGCTTGTCCGGCCTTGTTAGCATACCAATTGCTTGTTAACAACATATAGTTCAAGAACTTTGTTGTTAGTGCATCTTTGAGCCATATTTCGTTGACATATATGTTCTGGTCTTGGTAGTTGCCTTGAAGGACTCCGTTTTGGTAGAAAGCAAGTTTCTGTCCGGCCTGTTGGGTTCTACCGTAGTAGTTTACTTTTACCTCATCGTATTGTTCTGCGGTGTTATCGTTGTCAACTACGACGGCCATGTTATTGTCTGTAATGTACATATAGTTTACAGTTCCGTTTTCTTTGTTGTAATCGGTCGTTGCTGTAATTGCCATTGGTAGCACGAAATTGAATTTGCCTGTATCTTCATCGCTGCCGCACAATTCAAGCGATACACCGTTAATGTTAGCGGTTGCTGCCTGGATCGTTGAATAGTTTGAACTTGTAACCGGTACTACCATCATGAATTCTGACGGATAGTTTAATGCTACATAGTTAGCAAGAGTTGCGATTTCTGTGCTGTCTGTAAGGCCTAACAGAACAAATGTTGCGAAGTTGTTACTTGCTTGGTAGATTTCCTCAAATAATTGAGAATAAGTTTTGCCACCTGTCAAATCTATTTTTGCATAACTTATTTTGCGAGGACTTCTTGCATACTTATTGATAAAGCTGAAATATTTTTCTGCTATTTTATATTCGTCTGAAGTGGTAGCGAATATTTCGGCTACTTCTTGAATATCTTCACACTCTACAACATTTTCTGTTAGACTTTCGGAAGTGGTGAATATTCTTGCTATCAATTCTTTTTCAGATGCTGTTCTAATATTGTTGATACCGCTTTTTATATCAACATATTTTTTCATTGATATTGGCATTTGTTATTGTTCCTCCTCATATTTTAGTTGTTCAACTTCTTTGACTTTCCCGATATATCCGGTTATCTTATGAGCTGTGGTTTGGTCTGTCTGGAGAGCCACCAGCTGCATTTTGAAGTGCGGATTTACTTGGTATATGTCGTTTACTTCTGTATAGAATTCTTCTGCTACTTCGGTTATTCTTAAGATGTTATATCCTTTTTCTCTTACGGCCTGGATTCCGGCATCCGACATGAACCACCGAGCGATTATCCTTACGACATCTGCTCCGGTAATGGAGGTATGGTTGTCGCTTGGTTTTCTTCTGTAACATGCTTCGATCTGGTATGTTTGGATCTCTATCTGATTTTCTGTATGTTTCGATGATCCTGCTATGTCTTTATCTTTACCGTACTGAAATCCGTAGTTGCTTGTCGTTAGACGGTGGAGCATTACGAACGGTGGCTGGAAGTTACCCATAGTCTGTTGATATGTCTGGATCACTTGCCAATTCAAGCCCTGACTTTGTAGTGCTGTTTTAGTTAGTGCAATTAAATCTTTATAGATCTGGTTAACTGTTAGCATTCTGTTCTTGTTCCTCCGTATTCTCTACTGCTATTATGTTTGTCCATCCGTCTTGCAGATACCAATTTGTGACTTTTGTCACGATATACTCTTTACCATGCCATATTACTTTATCCGGTGATACTTGCTGGTTGTCTGTGTTTCTAATGTCTAAACTTGAGTATATTTGGATATACTTTTTGCTCCATTGTAGGCCTAACTTTTCGTACATAGCTTGTTCTATGGCCTGTACACTACCTTGAAACTCTATTCCGGGTTCGTAGGTGTCTTGCTTGATGCCTTCATCGTTTATTGTCGTTCCTGCGAACTTGCAGTAAGTGAATGTTTGTTTCGGTATTAGTGTTAGTGCCTGGTTAAGCAAGTTGTTAAACATTATTTTCCTTTATATTTGCCTTTGATTTCTACTTCATGTGTAAGTGTTGCTATCATCGTTCCCCAATCTATGAGCGGTGTTTTTGTTAGGAATTCTCTCTGTCCGGTCGCTTTGTTCGTTCTATAGTTTGGTGCGAACGGTCTTTCTTCTACGACAAGCCGTCTGATATCTTCTATTACATATTGAGTGCAGAATATATGCATTATTCTTCTAAAACTTGAAAATTTGCCTGTAATGTACCCTCTCAACAGTTGTCGCCAAGCTTGTTTCCAAGAGTTCTGGTAGGTTTCTGCTGCAAGACTCATGAACGGTCTTGGCACTACATGTCCTACTATTCTGCCGTTTCTTATTATGTCATGGCCTACTTCGTTGAGATAAGCAACAAGAGCGGTCGACATTCCGTTTTCTTCTTTTTGTCCTTTTTTCCAGCCAACTCGCATAGTTGCTTCCGGCAAGTTCTTTAAGAACTCTTTCAGTTTTTTATCTTCGAAGTGGTGTTTCATTACCATTCTGTATGCCATTATTACCTACCTGAAAACATTTTCCGGTGTTCCGCCGATATAGATTCCGACATTAGCTTGTAATTTTATTAGAGCTAATAGTTGTTGACCGTATATCGATTGAGTTAACCAATAATCAAAGTTGTTGTTCGTTGCTGCTCTTGGTAATGCTTTAGATACACTTACACCGCCAACACTTGCAGACTGTACCAAGCCACCTTCGATGTTTCCGGCGGCTGCATTGTTATTCTGTACTGTAAGGTGAGCGGCCATAAGGTATATCATCTGTTTTAGGGTACATTCGTCAACATAGCGGTTCGGTTTAGGCGAAATATATAGCACAGCTGTGTTCAACATTGCTTGGATAGTATCTTCCGTATATGTCGTTTCGTTGTTGAATACCGGAAACCTTGATCTAAACTCGCCTGTCGTTATTTCAACTGCTGTTGCCATATGTTTTCTCCTTACTTATTAGTTTCTATTTTGTCTATATCTGTTTGTGGGACTTTTTTGAATCCTCTGTCTTTATAATCTTGCGGTGTAAGTTGTGCTGACTTATCTTTAGATGCCATTTTCTCTGCTTTTTTTCTGGCATCGGATTCGTTAGTCTGCACTACTTTAATGTATCCATGATCCTGGTGGAAGTTGAAGACGGGATTCTTTTTGAGATCTTCGTAGTCTGCCTCACTTATGGGAGTAGTAACTCCCTGACTTGAAATTTGTAGTGTTCTTCTGTTTTGCACATTGGCTCCGCCTTTGATTACGATTTCTTTTACGACGACTTTAACATCATTTCTATCTGCATATACACAGTAGTTTTGATCGTTTGACATTGTTGAAATTACATAAATCATTTTGTTACTCTCCTATAAATTTGGTTTATACTCCGACTTTTGTTTTGGTATAGAGAGCATATTGCAGCTCTCTATACTTTGGGTTTTTATTATATTCCGGTATATCTTACGATTCCGGCAGGGATTCTAACCATAACACCTGCTGTTGCATTGGAATAGAATTCTTCTACGGATTTACCTTTGTTCCAGAGGCCGATGAATCTCATTTTATCCTGACCGTATTGTTCGATAACTTTGTCGCCTTCGAGTTCATCCGGTACTACATAGAATACATTTGCATCGCCGTTTGCATTGTTGAGCCATGCAGACGATTTGATCTCGCATTTCGGATAGTTTTTCTGTAACCATTCTCTTGCTGTGATACCGAATTCGTTCTGGGTAGATAAGTAGTCAACAACTGCTGCACTTATCCAGATCGAGAACTTATCGTTTTGCGGATCGAAGTTGTTTCCGGTTTGGTTTCTGAGTCTGGCGAATGCTGTTACCAAGTCTGTGCAGATTTCTTTCATGGTTTTGTTAACCCAATTTGTTGAAGTTCCACCTGCATTGTTAGCTACTGTTACATATGCTGACAAGTTAGGATCATTCAATAAACCGTATGTTTTGTTGTCGCCTTGAGCATATCCGTTGAAACCGATTTCGTTTCTTACGATTTCGAGGATTCTTGTTACAGCTTGTTTCTTTATATCGTGTTCGTTAAGTCTTGCTTTAGCTGCTCTTTCTGCTGACAATATGCCAACTTCCAAGCTATCTTCGAATCTTACGATAGTTCTTTTTTCGTAGTTAACATTGTAGGAAGCATAGTTTGGGTTTGCTTTGTCGCCGTAAGGTCTTGCAGCACCTAACAATTCGATGATACCTTGTACGATTTCTTCGTCAGACCAATCTCCGGCCTTTGTATATCCTACGAGGTCATCGATATCTCTCTTTGTAGTTAACATTGTAACTACTTTCGGGTTGATCCATTGGAGGAATTGGATAGGTGTCGGAACAGACGAGGTTGTCATCATGTCCGGAGCTGCATCCATTCCTGCTGCTGTTTTATAGAGGTTTCTCATTGTTTCGAAGCTTAATTCATCGAACGAGATACCGAATTTTCTCAATGTTTCAAAAGTTGTTTCTTTGTTTACTCTATAGCCGGTAAGTTGAGCAGGGCTAATTCTGCTGTCTATTTGTGTGAATTCTTTCATTTCTATTATCTCCTTTTAAATTAGTTACCTAACTCTAATTTTGCGATTTTTCCTGCTGTTACAGCTTCTTCTACGAATCTTGAATTTTTGATTTCTGTGAAACCGCTACCTGATAGGTCAGTTCCTGCAGTTGCACCTTTGATTTCTCCGGTTGTTGTATTGAAGTATGCTGCTTGGCCGATAGAAATGTCTGCTGTTACTCTAACGAATACATGGCCGAATGTGCAGAGTTGACCTGCTGTACCGTTAGGCAATACCATGCTGGGTGCAAAGTTGTTGTATATTGCGAATTCTTTAGGATTTACGGCTATCCCCAAGAACACTCCGGATCCGCCAACTATTGCTTCGCCTTCTGTTCCGTTGGATGTATATGCGAGACCGATTTTAGCATTAACTACTGCTGATCCGCCTGACAATGTTTCACCGCTGAAAGAAGAAGCAGAACCTGTTTCTGCTACGGCTATGCTGTTACCTTCGTATCCGGGATTCTTTGCTGTTACTACCAAAGTTGTTGAGGTTGCTGCTGCTGTGCAGAGAGCATTTGCTGCTGTACCTGTTCCGTAGGTTGTACCAGCTGTTCCGGTACCGTTAATTGCTTTTTCGAGGTTCGTAAGTGAAGCTGCTGCACTTGCACCTAAAAGAACTTCGTATGCTGATGACGGTTCCGCTTTGAATGTGTATGTTTGTACACCTACTGTTACTGTATCGTTAGCAGAGAAGTTTCCGGTCGTTGTTAAAGTTGCTTTAGCTTTAACTACTTCATCTGTTCCTACTAATCTGTATGTTCTTACTCTTCTGGGCGAGTTATCATAGAATTCGCCTTCCATACCCTTTGCTAATTGTTTGTTTACGGTTGTTTGTAAAGCCATTTTTTATTCTCCTTTATTTATGAATTTTTCGAATTCTGCATCTGTTGTTTGTATTCCGCTGTCTGCGGCTACTGTTTTGTATCCGAAACTTGCTTTCGGAGCTTTAGCCAAACCTTTAAGGTATCCCTTTACTGCAGATATCTCTTGGCCTTTTTCTACTTCAAGGTCGAGTTTGTCACAAGCATACTTTGCGATTTCCAACTCGGTCATTTCGCTATGGTCGAAAGTTCCGAGAGCATCTTCTACTTCTTTACCGAGCTTTTCTTTTTGAGCGAAAGCTTTTACTACTTTTTTCTTTTCTTCTTCTTCCTTGTCCTCATCATCTTCTTCTTCATCTTTACCGCATTTGTCTTTCGCAGGTTTTTTATTGACATTTTCTTCTTCTTCATCAATAAATTCTTCTTCCTCTACTTCTTCTCCGTCATCTCCTGCTTCTGACTTGTTATAGGCAATTTTTTCTGCTTTGCCGATAACTGTTCTGATGAGTTCATCATCGATTCCTGCTTCTTTAAGTATGCCACCGATTTCATCAATAAGTTTTCTTTTATCTTCATCGATAGCTACTTTTTCTTTTTTGTCTGCCATTTTCCCTTCTCCTTGTATTGTTTTATACTCCCTACTATCTTCTCCGAACTTTTTCTGTCCTGATTTTTTTAATTCAGAATTATAATCTTTATATTGTTTGATTGCTCTCTCTGTTAATCTATTTATGTTTGGTGTTCCTTTATCTTCTTCATCTGCATAATTTATGAATACTTCAGTCAAGAATTCGTTAAATCCTTCCTTGTCTTTACCTTTTAGCATTTTATTCTGGTCTGCAAATTTAGATATTCTGTTTATTGTTCCGAAGTTCTTATGGTTTGCTAATCTTTCCGGCACACCGATTGCTTTTAAGTAGTGTTTTACTGCTGTTTCATATATATCATCAAAATTTGCTTCTTCTTTTCTTTCATATTCTGTTAATTCACCATATATACCGTTGAATGCATAGTTCATTTCTCTTTTAAAAGCTGCTGGATCATTGATTCTGTTATCGAAAAATGCCTTGTTTGTTACCATAGTTTTTATAACGGATTTTGATGTATTCTTTGTTGTAGTTGTTGACTCTGTTAGTTTTTCTTCCTTTTCCGTCTTTTTCCCGGCCTGTTCCGGCTGTTGTTTTTCTTTCCATTGTTTGTATTTTTTAGTCCAATATTTGTCGGATTCTTCGAATTCTTTCATCATTTGTTCCTGATCTGCAAATTTTTCTTCTTCTGAAGAATATCCTGTTAGCCAATTATCCGCTTTCTCCGGTGCTTGTTCTTGTTTTGAATTTTCTTCTGTTAATATATTTCCGTTTTCTTCAACAAATCTTTCTATATCTTCTTTTTTTTCGTTTTTAAGTGCCGGTGTATTATAAAGCAAATCATTTAACAAGTCACTTTTATATGTTTCATTATATTCTTCTGCAAAACTTTTTTTCTTGTTTTTCTGTTCCTTCTCTGCCTTGCTTCCGAATATTTGCATAGAACCGTCTTTTAGTCTTTCTTCGAGTTGCCCTTTAGGGAATCCTTTTTTATCAGAATCGTCCTCTATGTTTTCAAATTCAAGCATACCTCTGTTTTCGCCTACGAATTTATACTCTACACCTTGAGTGTCTGCGAACCTTATTTTGTCGCCTTTTTTGAGTTCGGCCTTGCTTCCGGAGCTTTGTTTTTTTCCTGCCAAGAAGTTCTTTACTGCCTGTTCTTTGCTCTCTCCCTTCTTAATAGGTACATGAGTTCCTCTGACTGTTATCCATTCGATGTCCTCGTCATCGAGTGCCATATCTTTTTTTGTTGCCGATTGTCCTTTTGCTTGTGACTTTTTCTTTCTCTCAAAACTTTCACCTACTTCATAGGCAAAAGATTTGTTATTCACTTCTTCAGCTGTGTTGTTCATCCTTGATATAATGCTTTTTGCATTTGTTATCGCATACTCTTTCAATAGTTCAAATTCTTCTTTGTTGTTACTTAAACTTTTGAGTGTTTCAAATACTTTATCTTTGTTTAGTCCTGTAGTTGCAAAATATTTTTCGCCTTCTATGTGCAGTGGAGTTGTTTTTGTTGCGAACCTACCTCTGTCATCTCTGTTTACATCACTTTCGTTGAATTCTTTATCGAGCGATATATCAATGCTATCCATAGCGAATGCCTCCCCTTCTGGTATGTTTTGACTGTCATATACTCTTACATCTGCTCCCATTCTTCCTTTGTCTACAAGTGCCAAGTGGTTAGCTATGATATCTCTCTGTACATAGTCGTATCTTTGGCCTTTGTAAGTTCCGGGTTGTTTGTCGTATCTGCAGAAGTAACCGAGCGACAATTCTTTTTTGCCGTTCTTTATTTCTTCTTTCATTTTGTTGCTGATGATCTTGAGGTCGTTATATATGGTGTCTGTGTCATGTGAAACATTATCGCCGAGTGTTCCGTCAAGACCTTTATCTTCCGGTGCTGTAAAATCTTTACCTATCATGGTATGTCCGTCTATTAGCGGTATTAGTCTTAAGCTGTCGAGTGTTTCCTTGCGGAATAGTTCCTCTTTTGGCCTTAATACATAATAGATTTTATCCGGTTCACAGTCCTGGCTGATCTGTTTACCGAGATATGGGTACACACCTACTTTGGTTATAGGGTTCTTTTCAATGAACCAAAAATCGTTTTTGTCTACTTGTTTTCCCATGTTATATCTCCACTACGGCTACTGCCGTACAATGACAGAAAGGCAGTTCAGCCGGTTTTATATATTTGTTTACTGCTGGATCATATATTCCTTTACTTATGTCAAATATGCCACCGTTAAGACCTTTCGGTGCTTTATCAATATGTGTCTTTCTGTCTGTCTTACCGCCACCTAAATGTATCCATTTTACTTTTGTTACACCTACTTGCTTTAGTTCCTGGAGGTGTAATGCTTCATGTATCTTATGCACTTGGTCACGAGCGATTAGTTTTGCTCTCCGTTTTGTCTTTGCTCCGGCCTGTTTCAATAGCTCTACTATCGTTTTTGTCGGTTTGCCGTTTATTATGCTATCGTACAATGCTTGACTTACTTCCCTGTGGTACTGTTGGTGTATGCTCTTTATAAGTTCTACATTGTTCGTTATAGTTGCTTTTTTTATCGTTTCTGCCACTTCGCTGTATGGTTTTGTGTTAAGTGTAAATGCTTTCAAGAAAGCTTCTTTCCCTGCTTTTGTAGGCATAAAGTTCTGCGGTGCGAACTGTGTTTTCATGAACTCTACGAACACTTTATCTTCCGGCCTTACTTGGTTAGTGTTCATTAGAACGAACATCAACTTTGCATATTCTTTAATGAAGCTCCTTTGCTGAATTGCGGCCGTCTGTTTTACCATAGCTTCTGCTTTTTGTTGGCCGTATTTAGCACAGTATTGCTGGTATGCCTGGTTGAGTTGTTCCATTTTCTTTTTATATTGTTCTGCTATGCTCTCATCCTGTGCTATCTGTTTAATCTCATCTTTGTTGCTCTTATACATGCCAAGCAGTTCCTTTGTATAGGTAGAAATCATTTGCTGCACGAGCTTTAGCAGTTCCCTCTGGTACTGTGCTATTACTCCTGCATTTACTTTGTTTGTCGTATTAAGTGTGATATACTTCTTTTGTTTTTTATTCTTCATCTGTTTCTTTTGTACCTTTCAGGTAGTTCCTTGTTCTTTCGTTGGTTCTGGACTGTGGTGTCTTTATATCAACTACTCTCAAGTATTCGAATATATCCTGTTCTTTAGTTCCATGTTTTTCTAATATATGGTTTGCTTCATCCCATTTAAAGCCGTATTTAGCATCGCTATCTGTGAAGAAGTATCTCTTTATTCTTGGTGATAGTGCATTGAATTCTTCCCATCTCTCTTTGCCGTATCCGTTTTCGGTAGGCCTTCTTATTTCGGTTATACCCATATCCTCAAGTTCTTTTTTTACTTCCGGGAGAGTCTTTTGTGGCATTTCTTTTTTTGCCTGTTTTTCTCTCTTTTGTTCCGATTCGTACCATTCGTTTCGCTCTGCATCTTTTTCTTCTTCGCTCATTTTCTCCCATTTCTTTTGCTCTCTTTTGGCCTTTGCTGCTTCTTTTTTGTGTTCTTTTTCAAGTTCTTTATTCTTTTTCTCGAGTTCTTCCTGTTCCTCTATTACTTCCGGGTTGAAACTGAAATCGAGGTCGTCATCATCATCGTTATCGTTATACATGTGAGTTTCTCCGGCTGCTGCTCTTGCGAAGTGCTGTTTTATTGCTTCGCCTTTGCCTTGTCCTTCCTCTACCGGTACAGGTTGTCCTTTGGCTTCTTTGTTGCCATGCGAGTGAACCGTTATCCATTCTGTATCTTCTGCGAATATTGCTTCATCGTATATTGTTTTGCCTGACCACTGACCGTCATTGTCTACCGATTTTATCTGTTCTTTCGGGTTGAATACGATATAGTCATCGTTGTATTCGGGAACATAATCTCCTGAATTGTTTTCTCCGTAATCGTGTATGTTTTTGGCTATTACACCGTCATATCCGTTTTTCTTTGCATAGTTTATTACTTTACTGATTACAGGAGCTTCTGAAGAGTCTGAATATCTTGATTTTCTTTCTATTATTGTTGGATATGTGTCTGGATCTGCTCCGTAGGGTATTACATATATCGGTTCAAATTCATTTGTTCTAAAATGTCCGCCTTTAAAGTCAACAATTAGAGGCCTTTCCATTTTCATAAATATTTTATATACCTTACCTTGACTTTTGTCGGTGTATGTTTTTGCTACATCCTCTCTTGTTGTAGAGAAGAATGCTCTTTGTTTGTTTGCGGTTCTACCTTTATATTTAAAGTTGAACTGATTTCCTTCTAATTCTGTATGATTCGTTCCATGATACAGCACAAGTGGGTTTCCGTTTTTATCTACGGCCTTTGAGCTTCCAAACCATTTCTTGAACTGTTCCGGGTTCTTTATCTTGTTTCCTTCACTATCTATGTTTTCGCCTTTAGGTGCATTTTCTATTTTCTGTTTTATTTTATTATATGTATCTACTCTGTTTTTTAAGGATTGAATCCATTTTTCTCTGTCTTTTTTCCATTTATCGTAATCTTTGCCTTTTATCTTTTTCATTGGCTCATCAACAATATTTAAAAGTGTTTCCATGTCTTTCATTGATTCGAATTTTTCCGGGACTTCAATTTCTTCTTCTGGTGTAAACACATCTCTTGGTGCCATATATACTTGCCATAGCCATTGTTCTATTTCTGCTTGTGCTACTGGAATTGCACTTTGTGGTAAAAAGTTTGAGAGTTCGTTTTTTACAGAATTAATGCTTCTTTCAGATCTGTTAAATATAAAATTTTTTAAGTTTGTTTTTGTTAATTTTGTCTTGTGTTCCGGTTCTTTTTCTTTTGTATTATTTGCTCCGTCAATTTTCTTTTGTAGTGCCTGTTTTGGTGTTTCGCCTTCATTTATATATAAAGGTACACCTTTATCGTTTTTATTCCCTTTTGGTGGGTGTATGGTTATCCAATTTCCATCTTCTGCTATATCTTCATCTTTACCTTGCTGTTTTGGTGGCACATTGTTGTTTTGTTGGCCGTTGTTATTATTGTTGTTGTTGTTATTGTTGTTGTTATTTTGTCCGTTTCCACCTTTCATTTGTGCCATCATCTGTTCTATTTCAGCATTGTCTTGTTCCTGTTCCGGTGCTTCTTCATCCAAGAACGAGAAACCGTTTCTTTTGTCTGCTATGAGCTTCTGTCTTGCTTCTTCGGTTGTTATTACATTGTTACCTATCAAGGACTGTAATGTGTCTACTTCTGTCTTTACATTTGTTGCTTGTTCCTGAGCCGTAGGGTTGTCTGTAGGGTTGAATATGATTGCGATTCTGTCTTTACGGCCGTAGTAACTTCTCATTACTATTTCGTTGATCCTGTCAATGAACGGTTTGTCAAGGTCGTTTTGTATTGTGTTTAGATCTTGAGTGTAGTTCTTTATATTGAAATCGCCGCTGTTACTTAATGCTCCTGATGGGTTAAGTTCGAATAGCTTGTCTACCGGTATTCTTGCTACTGCTGCTACGAGCTTGTATTGGCTCATTACTACTTGATCGAGGTCGCTCAAGGTGGTATCTATTTGGAACATATCATCTTCATGATCTATCAGTAGCACACCTTGATTATCTCTCTTATCTGTGAAGTTCCTTATTCTTTCCTCGTATTTTTCCGGGTTCAAGAAGAATTCGTTAAGGTCTACTTTCCAGCCGTTTACTCTCTTGGTTAGGAGCAATAGCGGTTGTTCGTTGGCCGATTTTTCTGCTGCATATACTCTTTCATATATCTCTTGTGTTAATGGTATTCCGCCATAGTAGTAGCTTGGTTTTAGTATGTCAGGCACTTCTTTCCTTCTTATTATTATGAAGTGACTTACATGTATCTTTTTGCCGTCTGCTGTTAGGTAGTGAGTCGGTTTATAGAAGTTCGGGTGAGTTGGATCTATCATTACATCCTGGTCGAATTGAGGTGTTAACCAATAGGGATCTATTATTGCTATTCCTTTGAATGCACCTTTCTTTATTCCATCCGGGTTGTACGGTGCTTCATAATCGATTCCGTCTATTCTTGGTAATGCTATTCCTATACCATATATATTGTATTTGGTTATCCATTGTATTAGCTTTTCTGATAGTTTGAACTTGGTGTTTGTTATTTCGTTTAGTTCGTTCAGGAACTTTTGTTCTTTTTCTTTATCTTCGCCGGTTGCTTCTTCTTTGTCTGCATCTGCGAAGGTGTTTATCCATCCGTTCCTTATTGCATCTTTTGCCGGGATAGAACAAGCATTGCTTATGAGCCAATGCTGTGCTAACAAGGCACATTGTTGCCACCCTATGAAACCGAACTTTGCGAAGAATGTGTACAGTATATCTTTGGCCGTTCCGGTCATGTCTACGGCCGGTCTTGCCATGTTACAGTCTGCCGAGTCCATTGCTACTTGCTTTTTGCCGTTATATGTTACTGTAAAATCTTTAGCACTCTTTTGGAACGATAGGTTTAGCAGTTCTGCTATGTTCTTTTTCTGCATTTCCATAGAAGATATATCTGCACCGAAATCCCTTTGCGGTCTTTTTGGTGGCTGCTGTTCTTTTGTGTCTTTAGCTTTTTCTTCTGCTACTACACTTCTGATATAGTTTTTGAATGCTGCCTTAATTTTACCAAGCATATCGTTTCATATCTCCTTCAAGACTGTATCTTGATGCATCTATCACATGGTTATCTTTGTCCGGTGGCTCGTTTTTGAATTCTCCGTTTCTGTCTTTTTCAAGTTCGTAGTTAGAGAATTCTCTGTAAGCATTCGGACATCTCTCTCTGTCTATGTATATGTTTTCAAGACTCTGCAGGAACTTTATTCCGTACTCTACAGAACCTTGCCCTTTTTCCGCACCTTTAATGTTATGGCCGTACCCTTTCATTTCATCTATGCTTTTTGGTTCGGAACTATCTGCGATTATTGCTCTTGCTTTGAATTCTTTATCTTTAATTAGTTCAGAAGCTCTGCGGTTGCTTATGCCATGCTTGTATATTTCATCATATATATATATGTTCCTGTGCTTTTTGTCGTAGTGGAGTTTTACATATACGAACGGATCTGTCATATATCCCCAATCTATGCCTTGTCTTATGTTATCGAATTCCTTTATTCTCATATCTGACATGTATTCGTGGTGAGTGTTCGGGAACACTATTCCGCCTGTTCCGGTCACTTCGCCAAGATATTCATGTCTGTATGCTCTCTCATTTGTTTTCTTTAGGAACTCTGCTTCTTGTACGAACTGCTGTCCTACCCATTCTGCCGGTACATCCAGGTATGTAGAATGGTGTATTAGTTTATCCGGCCTTATCATATCTGCTTCTTGGTTTACCCAATTGTTTCTGTTTATTGGTGGGTTATATGAATAAAATATCCAGAATGGGTTTTCTCCTCTCATTACAGATTGGAGTATTTTTCTGATTTCCTCCATTCCTTTAAACTCATCCAATTCCTCGAACCAACATATTCCGAAATATCTGTCTGCACTTTTAAGTGACTTTAGTTTTGTTGGATCATCCAGGCCTCTGAATAGTATTCTTTGTCCTGTGTTAAATGTTATCTGTAAGGGTTTTTGTGTCGTTTTGATTCTATCCCTTATTCCTAACATATCAAAAGCCCACAATATTTGTTCGAATACGGTGGTTCTCAAGCTGTCTGCTACTTTCCTGAATATCAATGCTTCTGCATTCGGGTTCATGCATAGCAATAAAACGATGGCCAAAGATATAAAACTTGACTTTGTGGAACTTCTGCCACCTTTAAACCAATAGTGAGTGTATCTGTGATGCTTTATTGCAGACCATGCCGGTCTGAATGTTTGAGCGAATATTGAAGATAATCTTAACACTTCATTTTGGTTCATTCCGTTCCTTCAGGTTTTGTATCTGTGTCTACATCATCTACTATCTGTATTGGAGCTGATACCGTTACTTCCTGTTGTGTCTTTGGTATCGGTGCTTCTCCTACTATCTGTAATACATAATCAAGGCACTTCAGTTCTTCTGCTGATAGTGCTTTGTTGCTGTTTGACATTATTGAATTGTTAATTCGTTTCCATGCATTGGTGAGCATCAGTTGTTTCCGGTCGAGTTTTTGGCCACCATGCACTTCTATCTTTTCTTCAAGGAACATTTTGGTAATTTCGTAGGCCGTTTTTTTGGCTCTTTTTGCTTCGCCTGATTTAATACCACCCTTTCTACCTATCTCTCGTGCTTTTTTCGTGGTAAGTGGTCTTAAATTCTGTGGATTCGGCATTTTATTGTAATCCCCACTCTGCTAATTTTTCGAAACTACCTAATTTTTCAATATATTTTTGTGCTTCGGCTACTATATTTTTAAACGGAATCATCTGTCCGTTAATGTTAACTTCGGTATCTCCAATAGAACATATTGCTTTTTGTGGTTTGCCTGTTTTCTGTGCCTGGATATAGCAATATATGTTTACGGAACAGTCTGCTTTTGACAGGTCTTTACCATGTATAGTTCCGCCACCAAGAGGGAACTCTATTCCGTAGAAATCGTTAGCGAGTTTTCTGCCTGTGACACCTGTATCAACATTTATCCCGCCAGTCCAATATCCTAATGGGTTTATCTTTGTTGCTTCCGGGACAATATCTTTAAGTTTCGGTTCGTAAGCATTAGACCAACATACCGTTAGTTCGTTGGTGTCTTTGTTAAGTACTATTTTGCCGTCTGTTTTATATTTTTCGTATATTCTCTTACAGATTTGAGTTGCTTCCTTATGCACTTCCGGCATCGGAAACCCTGCGAATATGCCGTTATCTCCGCACTTAATCTCTGTTTCCTGGTTCTTTGCGAGGTTGTTGTCTTGGTTAACTTCAATGTATTTAAGTACTATTATCTGTTCGTTGCATATCCTTTCTACTGTCTGTCTTATAAATAGGTAGGGTATCTTTACAGATGTTTCTGCGGTAATGAAGCACGAATTGTGGCCGATTAGCACTTCGAAAGCACATTTCGGTTGCTCTTGCTTTGTGTAGCAATAGTCAACTAATGCTCCGGCGATTCTGTCGGCTATTTTGTCCGGGTGCATCGGTGACACTTTTTCCGTTATCTTCATTCTTTTACTTTCTCCGCTTTCTGGTGAGTAAAATCTTCCCACCTTTGTATTATTACATCACAGTACTTTGGATCTAATTCGTTAATAAAACATTTGCGGCCTAACTGCTCACAGGCCATTAGTGTACTACCTGAACCACCGCATACATCCAATACTTTTTCGTTTGGCTTTGAACTGTTCCTGATTAGCGATGCTAACATCCTGACCGGCTTCATTGTTGGATGAAGGTCATTCTTTAGCGGTTTATCCTCTCTTATTACCGTAGTAGGTAACTGATATATCTGTTTGAGTAGGCCTATTGCCTGTTCTTTTGTTAGTTTGTTAAGGTCTGTTTTCTGTAATGTATCTAATATGGTGCTATGGTTATATTCTTCTATGAAGTAGTGTTTTTTTCCGTCTTTCCATCCGTACAAGCAAGGTTCATGCATATGGTTGTAGTCCTGTCTGCTTAAGTTGAAATGGTTCTTTACCCATACGAGTGTTTCCCTTACCGGTAGTCCATGTCTGGTTAGTTCCTGTTCGAATTGAATTCTTGCATTGTCGCCATGCCACACATAGAAAGCACCGCCTTCTTTAAGTACCGATGCCATTACTTCAAATAATTTGTTAAGGAATTCGCTGAATGCTCCGGTTGACATATTATCGTTTTCGATAGTCATTCCTTGCGAGTTCTTTACATTGACATTGTACGGTGGATCTGTCATGATCATATCCGCAATGTTGCCTTGCATCAAGCGATCAATATCTGCTTTGTTTGTACTGTCGCCACAAAGTAGGTAATGGTCGCCCAATTTCCATAGGTCGCCTGGTTTTGTTCTTGTTTGAACTTCTTCCGGGATATCATCTTCCTCTATCTGCTCTATGGGTACATCCGTTGTTTCGATTTCTATGCCAAGCTCTGCGAGTTGCTCCGGTGTGTTATCTTCAAGCAACATATCCATGTTGAATTCTGATGTATCTGTTGTTGAATTGTCTAATATTGCGAGTTTTTTTCTTTTTTCATCGTTGGTTTTGAGGTCTGTTCTCTTTACTACTACCAATTCATCGCCTTTGGTTTCCACCACTTTGATCTTGGTGTCTTTTGGTAATTGGCTTACAAGTCCGTTACCACCGATTATCTCGTTTTCTGCATCGATTACGATACTTCTGCCGAGTCCTGCTTCTTCTATGCTTTTTTTAATTAAACTTTTGTTTTTATCGCTATGAATTCTGTAATTCCTGCGATCGAACTTGATATCTTTCAGTTTGAGTTGGCTCATTTGTCAAACCTCAAGAGATAGATATCTCTGGTTCTTTTTTCTGCTATGTCGCCAAGCATATTGATTATGGCTTCTTTAGCGGTTTGTTCATCGAATACTTCTTCCGGCTGAATTGAATTTTTGTTGTTTAGTCTGTGAATTACTTTGTTGATTTCTCTGATGGTTTGTTGCTCAAGTTCCAAAACATCATTGAACTCGTTGAGAATATCGGATGCTTTTTGCAGACTGTTTTGTGCATCTGCGATATCTTCCGGGTAACCACAGGCAAGTGCTATTTCCTTGATTCGGTCTATATCCTCATCAATACCTTGCTGTAATCTTTCGTACAGTAGGTGAGCTTGGTAACTTTCCGCCGTTAGGTGATTCTGTTTGAGTACCTGAAGAAGTGCTGTTAAGAAGTCTGCAATTCTGGTAAGCATTAGTTCTTACCACCTTTGCAGATATTTATTATTTTTATTTTGGCCTGAAATAAAAAAATTAAATTGAGCATTGTCATCCTGTACTACCAGAATTTTTCTCAATTTAACTTTTTATTGTCGAGAAAGGTTCTCGAGTGCCTTTTTCGATATTGTAATCTTAACAAATTTTTATTTTTTTGTCAAGTACTTTTTTTGCTTTTTTTTGGTGCAGTTCTATCAGGTCGCATATGACCGACACTTTGAGCGGTATCTGTCCGTTTTTCTCTATTTCGGTCTGTACGGCCTTGAGTGTTTCGGTGTCCGGTTGCCTGACAAGTATCTCTCGTACCCATAGCGATATGTATTTCCCTTCTACTGTTTTGTTTCGTGTTTCGTGAATTTTGTTTAAAAATCTTTCTATGGTGTTATACCCTAACATGGTCTACCTCCGTTGAATTTTGAGCCGTTTCCGTTATTTTAATTCCCTGTTTTGCAAGTTCGGCCAACACCTTTGCTTTGTTCTCCGCTTCTTTTTTCTGCCTGGCCTGTTGTTTCCTTTGTTCTGCGGTTAGTTTCGGCAGGATATAGTTCCATTGCCTATGCAGTGTTCCAATGCTGAAATCGTTTATTCCGTTAGCGAACCAGAATACTCCGGGATGAATGCATCCGGTTTCTAACCAATCGATTTTCTGCTTTACTTGCTCTATGCCGTATCGTTTGATTAGGTCTGTCAAGTTTATAAAATCTGCTTTTTTGCTTAGATATTTTATTCCGGTATGTTTGAAATACTTCTCTGCCATATATTCGTATGCTTGTGCTTGTAATGTGTTTCGGTTTGTTTTAGGTTTTGTTATGGCCAAATCAAGTTCCGGAGAGTCCGGCTGTGCCGTTTCAGCCGGTTTAATTTTTTCTTGTTCTTTTTCTTTTATATAATTTTCTTTTTCTTCTTCTTTTATAATATCTTTACTCTTTACTCTTATATCTTTACTCTTTACTCTTGCTTTCGCTTGGGTTTCAATGGGTTTCGTTGGGTTTTGTTGGGTTTCGGTTGGGTTATTTTGGGTTTCGGTTGGGTTATTTTGGGTTTCGGTTGGGTTATTTTGGGTTTCGGTTGGGTTTTCTTTTTTAGGTCTGCCTCCCTTTCTGCCATTCTCAATTTGAGCTCTCTGTCTTGCGATCATGCTGTCAATGCTTGGTTTATGTGATATGAATATTGCTCTAACTATTGCATTCTTTATTTCCGGTTCTATTCCGGTGAACTGATATTCAAAAATCGTATTATAAATTTCTGCCTGTAGATCTGCGGGTAGTTCTTTGATGCCTTCCCACATTGATTTATAAACCGTTCCAATGTTTAATTCTGCCATTTTGTTTCTGCTCCTTTCTCAATTTTATTTCCAACTTTTTATTCTTATTATGTTCCAATAGTCTGCAAGTGCCAACTCTATTTGCATTCCTTTGCTTTGTTCCGGGTTATCAAGTTCCACAAGGATGTCTGCATCGAAAAGCAAGTTTATTGCTTCTTTTAGGCATTCATCGTTGCTCTGGCTCGTTTTGTAGGCCTGTGTTTCGATTGGTGATAGCACTTGATACCCTTTGTTTTCGTATTCTTTTTTTGCTGCTTCAAACTTTACTTTGTGGTTTGGATCTGATGTTATTGCTCCGGATAGGTATATTTTCATTTCGTTTCTCCTTCTTTTTTTTCTTCTTTCAGACCTTCGAAGAATATTCTATCTTTTATTTCTTCATAGCTTTCAAGTACAGGTAATGGACTTTCTGGTCTGTAATCTAAAATCAATTCCGATCTTGCTAATATTCCACCAATATCAATAGTGGATTCTACAACATGGAGAATGTTTTTTACTTTAATTAATGCTTTTACTAATTTTGGGTTTGCTCTGCCATATAAAATTGTTACTTCTATAAAACCTTTTCCTCTTTTTTCATAAATAAATTCGCTCATTGCCTTACCTCCTTAATGAACTCTTGCACCTGTTCCCATTTATCCCATAGCTTATATTCGAACCCCAAATTTGTGACTGTGTCTTGGAATTCTTTTTGTGCCGGACTCTGTCGGCCTTTGCCGTTAGGGTTTTTAAATTCTACGAATATCGCTCTGCTTTTAGGTAATAATATAATAACATCCGAACATCCACTTGTAAGACCTTCCGCTTTTGCTATTCTCGCTTGTGTTATCTTTAGTTTCATTCCATTAGGAACAGAGAATACAAATATTTTATTCAAGCGAAGAGCTGTTACGGCTGCTTGTTGAAATTTGCTTTCTGCATACATTTTCTTCTTTCTCCTATTTTAAATTCAAATGCTTGTTCTGGGGTATAATGGTAGTTGTTTAATCTTCCTCTTATGGTATAATAATTTAATTTTAAAATTCTGCACCAATCTGCCAAAGAATGTTTTTCGCCTTTATAAGTCACAATATGATTATTTCTTTTATTGTTAGATTGTTCCTGCTTTGTCGCCCATCTACAGTTGTCTGGCTCGTAGTTTCCTTCATTGTTGATTCTATCTATAGTAAGACCTTCTTTATAGCCGTTATTGATAGCCCAATTATAGAAGGATAGAAAATCATTTTTCCATTCTTCGCAGACCTTTATTCCTCTGCCTCCATAGTTTTTATATGAGTTGTTTATTGGTGATAGACATCGTCTTAACATTAAATTGTAAATTTCATATAAAGATGTTGAGGATAACCCATGAGTTTGTTTTGCGAAAGACGATAGTTGTTTTGTTTTACAACCACAACTACTAATACTTCCTTTTGTCACATCTCCTTTTGCTCTTGTAATAATATTTCCACAGTCACATTTGTATTGCCAATAAATTATTTTTTTTGATCTGGTTGGTTTATAATGTGAAAATTTTATAGCGGTTAAAAAGCCATATCTTTTTCCTGCAATATTCTCCATTCTATTTCTCCTTTGCCTCTTGAAATTTACTCTCTCCGTAGATCATTTCTTTTTCTCCATTTTTTCTTTTATTTCATCATACTTTTCTTTTGTAATTTCCAATAAAATAAAGTATTTCCCTTCATCTTCTGTTGCTTTTACACATATTACCTGTTCTTTGTCATCGGCTTTAAGTTCTATTTTTGGCATCTTCCAACTCCTTTATAAAAATATTGCTCCCACTACTAACCCAAGTATATATACTGAAACATACAAAATTATTACCGCTATTGTTTCCTTACTCATATCTCTGCTCCTTTAAAAACTTATTCCAATTTCTTGCTACATCTATTTCTTCTTGATGTTTTAATCTTCTTTTTAATTCGTCAACAACCATTTTAATTTTATAATACAATGGGTAAGGCATATTCATATTGATTAAACTATAATTGTTTTTCTTTGCCCAATCTTTATAAGAGTTATACATCTGCTCTAACTTATGGTCTGAAATATGTTCTATTGACCTATAATCTATTTTTTGTTTATTATTCCCCATTATTCCTCTCCTATAAGTGATTTGATAAAAGACCAAGTTTGTGGTATTGTTCTTTTTTTAGCAACTGTATGATTTGTTGAATAAGCACTTTTAAAGACAATATCGATTCTTCCTGTTGAATAATAATAAAAGCCGAAATATCCTTTATCTGTATCTATTATTATTTGACTTTCATACATTGCTTTTTCATTGACTATTTTAGAATTTATTTTTTTACACAATTCCTTTAACTCTTCCCAATTTTCTGGCACTAATATCGGTGTTATCTTTGTATATTCTTTTTTTTCTAACTGCTCTAAATTATCTACTAATATTTGTTTTTTCATTTCTGCTCCTCTACCACAATTTTATATCTCTCACCTAAAACATATTTATTTGCATTTTCTTTATTTAATTTTCTTAAAGTAGTAAAAGGTATTAGTTTGTCGCCAATTAGCCAAAGAACTAAATATTCTTTGTTTTTATCTATTTCATATTTCCCATCTGTATCATATTCAATAAAATCTTTATGTAAATCTGCACCCAATTTTATCCATATGCAAGTGAGTTCTGCCGATGTTTGATTATGCAACTTCTTATAATTACGATTAAATTTTATTTCTTGCATTATTCCACCCCCAAAAATTCAACTATTTCTTCGGCAAGATATTCTGCCCTATGACTATGTTGCTTATCCATACCTTTAATAAGACCATTGGGTTGCCTTAATACTTGAACTATCTTCTTAATCAACTGCTTTTTGGTATCTCCGTATCTATCACATAGAAAACTTGCACCTATTCTTAATCTGCAATCATTATTTCCGTTGTCATTAGTATAAAGCATTTCACAATTCTTGCAATTATTATCAGATTTATCATCCACCCTTACTATTGCATATCGTTTTTCTGCCATTATTCAGTCCTCCTTATATATTCCTCTGCCTGTTCCTTTGTTGTAAATAAATCTTTTTCGTTGTAATAAAGTATATCTCTGCTACCGTCTGTATGCTTTGTATGATAAGTTATCTCTGTTTCATCTTTATCACAACAAATATTTATAATATCTATTATTCTTGGTGTTTGGTTTGGCACAAGTTCAAAGTCATCTTTTTCTTCATTAAATCTTCGACTTATTGCCCATACCGTATCACCTATATTAAATTTAGTTTTTACTTGCATTATCCTCTCCTTATATCCCAATTATCGTTTGCATAGACCTTATCCAAGTAGCTGAATTTGTCTGCTACATTTGGGAATACCAAATAATATCCATCCTTTACATCTGTCTTGTGGTTGTTCGATATGTTCTCTTGCATTATCACAGAATTAAGTATCGGTTTGCTCTCACAGCAACAGCTTATTGCATAAGTGTATCCGGTGAATTTACCGTTAGTTTCAAATTTGAGAGCTTCTACCCATCCTCTGCTTTCGCAGTATTTACACTTGTTTGTTTTTGGGTATGTTATCTTCGGTCTTTTGCGGCTCATTATCTCTCTGATAGATTCGCAGACATCGTGTATTCTTGGTGGTATGTTTTCTCTGATTATCTCTATCTCTGCATCATGTAGTTCTATTGCATTAGCTCCGGTGTTCGTAATCTCTCTGATCCACATTGCAGTATAATCTTCATCGAATTTTATTCCTTTGGCATAATATATATTCTTTATGAACTTGGTTATTGTTTCGTATCCTGCTGCCATTTGTCTGTTTCCTCCTTTGCGAGTGCCAGAACCTCGCTATTGAATTGTTCTGTGCCGTCTTACAGATATTTCGGCAACTTGCCATATTAAGTTTATTTCGGCGATATCAAATATTATTATTATTGTTTCGATTTTTTTAAATAAATTGTCTTTTTTAGTTTAAGACTAACTTTATTTGCAACTTGCTATCTCTGGCTGATATTCGTTGCTATTTCCTCAAGTTTGTGTTCTATTGCTGTTATTCTTTCGCTCAATGTATCCTGTCGTTTCATTATGCTCTCTATCGCTCCGGTTATTCTTTTTATGATCCCATCCATTTCTACCGGTTCTGGTTTCTTTTTATCATTCATTGTGTTTTCTCCTACTTTTTTGAATATTATTGCTGTTCCGTCATCGAAGCTACACCTTATATTGTTCGGACAATGGTGTATTCCGTTGTTTGTCTGTCCGAACCAACACAGTTTACAGTTCTGTATTCCTCTCTTTTTCATCCAGATTATTTCGAATATCCCTTCTGGGAGTATTCTTATTACCTTTGTCATATCGTTGCTCCGAAATCGAATCTGAGTT